GTTACTTCACGCTTCTTGTTTGATCTGTATAGTCGACCTGCCTATCGAATTATATTAGAGCTAGGTATCCCTGATAGTAACAAGATCCATTGTCTAATATACCTTGTACTTCCCTAGCCTCGCTATACGGAGTCCCATAACCAAAACACCCCACATTCTTTTCATAATGTGACATATACGATTTGACGTCTACCTTCATCTCACTGGCATACGCCCTCCAGAAATCGTCGTCCACTCTACCTTTCAGTAGCGTGGCAAGGAATCCTGGCTCTCTCTTGTTTAGGAATTTTAACGTTTTTCCTTTCTCCCTGTAGCGGACGGCCCCTAGGTTAAGCCCCCTCCCCTTGACACTAATTCTTATGTCCAGAGGTCGCTCTTGCATGTTGCCATATGACGCTTCTAGCATCACCTCGTCCAACACTTGAGCGGGCACACCTAATTTAACTAGTTGCCAAAACTCTCCACTCTTCTTTTTGTAGTCTTCCGAACTCAGCCGTGGAACTTTAATTCCGTCCACGACTCTTAAGCTCGGAACCCTAGATTTCTTCACTGACACATCTAATGCATCTGCTCGCCTTCTCTCATAACCCCACAGAGGTGATCCATTAACTGATATCTCCCCCCTGCAGAACCGCTCCGCCTCTCTTGTGGTGAGCTTTAACCTCCTTACCACAGTAGAGACCCATAGCATTACTATCCTCTCACTTTGCGCCCTCTGCCGCCACGTCCATATTAGCTGACCCACACTACTTAAATACTCGTCAAAATTTAGTGTGTGCAACGATACCCATGATCCTGATACAGCACTTGATATGCTCCTTGGGAAATACCCGACTGCTAGACTGTCATTGTACGAGATTCGCAAAAACTCCGCACATACAGTACCAAACGCCTGCTTGTCTTTCCTCATGTTCAAGCCTGATCCGACAATCTTTTCTACGCAATACTCAGCTACATGTATATCGTTGACTGAAGCAACGACATCGTCGCCCACGTGCTGGATATTCAACCTATTGTAGACACCTACACCTAGCGCCAGTCTTATGTATGCAGCGTTAAGTATGGTGTTTGTAATCGTAGTTAGCCTATGCCCCGAGCATAAGGTACCTTCCATTCTGCGCATCACTCCGTCCCTCGGGTCCCTAATCCACATATTGTCGTAACTACGTACAAGCCAATCCAGCCATCTCGCATCCATTCCTCTGAACGCCTCTTCAACCACTATCTTCTGCGCGCTCATTGTATGCGCTGAATTGAAATCTGCGTAATCGAACATCATCTTATACTTCCCTAGTGAACGCGCTCTAGATTCTATCGTTTCACTCTCCATTCCTTTGGATGGCTGCAGCACGGCACGCTTGTTCTTCCAACACCTTTCTAAAGCTCGGGCCGGGGCATCGAATCTAAAGTAGTTTTCCGAATCCAGCGAATATATAGCCCTTGTCTTTGCATGTTCTAGTTTTTCGGAAACTGAGACGAAACCTCCCGGTTTGACGTCCCACACTTCAGCGAAATCTATCGACTCTGCATAGTTTCTCTTGTTCAATTGTCTCCTTGGTAACTCCAGCCCTTTCCGCCTGGCCATACTATTATGCGAGCCGCCCTTAGTTGTAGCAAAACGCTTTGCAAAGGCGTCTCTCCAACTCTCCACTCTAAAATCGCCGCGCTCCTCCTTGACTACCGCTCTAACTGCCTCTCGTATCTGGTCGTCCGAGAAGGGGGCCAACATACCCGGGCGGTCTTGTGGATTAGTCCGCTTATGCATCTCGTCATCCCAGTCTATAGGTCGGACTCCTCTACCTTCCAACGCCTGGCATTCCGCCAAGAGGTGTAGTACCGGGCTACCTGCAACTCCCAAACTTTTTACTGTCTCACTCAACTCTTTCATGTCGTCCCATGACAATGCAACCAAGTCCCGTGCCCTCAGCCCAGCCTCGTGACATGCACAGGCCCAGACCAATAAACCGCTTGCTTGATCATTGAACACCTTTCTTGATACTAACAACGCCACGACGTCTTTTATGAAGCCGCTTCCGTACTCTTTCACCGCATCATCCATCACATCCCTAAAAAACATGTTCACCTTCGTCTTCGCTCCAGGGTGATTCTTGAGTGGGAAGATCTCTCTATCATCGGCCTCTCCATCTACCAACTCACACGCCTTTACGTAATCCATACTATCTACATCTGTACACATCTTTCTACAAGTATAGCCTGCCACGTACTCGCCTACCTGCTCCCTAGTCAGGGCAACCTGCAGTGGAACTGTCCACAAAGTTCTTGCCAAGCGAACCACTGTAAAGCCATCCTGAGTCCTTCTTGCCTGATCAAGGACTTTTAATGCTACACCCAACTTACCATCCATCCTATTTCGATACCATCATATATAGCAGCACCCGACGATTCTTAGTCGCTACCTAAGGCGATCGTAGGGATGACAGAGGTGTCAAAGCCGCTATTAATTCATACCACGAATAACGGAAGTCTTTCGTTCCGTGGTGATATGAGGAACACAGCCAGTATTGTAGTTCGTTTCCACCCTAAGCTTATCACTAGTTACATACTTTGGTCGCTAACCCCCCCCTAACGCCTCGCCGGATCTAACAGCTACTACGCAGATGGTATCTTGTTGATTGTGTGGGCTATCCCGCACCCACCACCCTCTGTCATCTTGGGTGCAATATGG